GGTCTGGCTTCTTAGTAGGATCCTACTACGTTCAATGGATGATCAAAAGACAGGAGACCTCTCCTTTAGAGATCATCGGCAAGACCTACTTTGCTGTCTATAGAGAAGGATAAACATCATGGAAGAGTTTAACGGGTTAATTTTTGACGAGGACGTTCTCTTACTAGAGCCTAGAGAGAGATATGATAGCTGTGTAATAGGAAAATGCGCTCAAACCGGAAAGGCGGTCTACAGCGCAGATAAGATCATCTCTGTTCTCATGGAGAACATGGGGTCGGGAGAGGACGAGGAGATAACAGAGGATAATGCTTACAACATGGCTTTGGAGTATTTTGATTTCAATATCCTAGGTTCCTATGTCGGAGAGATGACCCCTCTATATGTGTGGGGGACCTGCCATCCAGAAGAATCATCATCTCTACTTATTCAAGACCTTTGATCTCGACAAATTCCACACCTCCTACACCGCCTTCCTCGTCTACTCTATAGACTGCGACCTGTCTGCGATTGTGTGAATATCCTTTGAGCTTGTGCCAGCGATCTGTACCGCTCAGAGAAGGCATGGTCCACACACGGCATCCGTTGTATTCATCGGCCCGTACCTTATGTCCATGCCAATGACCTGTGAACCATTCCCAACCTCCCTTACATTCCCCCCAAGCCTCGGCTTGATCAGAGGACATGAGCGCAGGGAGATCCTTGGGAGAGACCATGTCTCCGTGATTGAATCCCATCAAAGAATTCCCATGTCGAACATACGCGCTGCCGTTCTTGCCTATGTCCACGGACACGTCCTCTGAGCTGTCGTATCTCGCCTTGAGCATAAGACCCACGCTCATGCCTAAGAGCCGATCATGGTTTCCTGGAATCGCCACGACCTTTACCGGAGCAGACGATCTTAATCCTTCCACGATCTGTTCCAATAAAGTGAACGCGATTAAAAGCATATCCACAGGATCTCCATCAACGTCCTGAGAGGTTCCTTTCGTGGTTGTCCCTAGATAATTATCAACGTGAATCATATCGCTACCGCAGGGGATAATCCACATCTCAGGAATACCCCAACTGTCAATCGCCTCCCTCATGGCCTCAAGACAGGTCGCCACCGCTGTAGTCTGTGCCTTCTCCATGTCCCAACCACATACGCCCTTCTTGCCTACATGAAGATCGGTCAAACCGATCACCACCGCGTGTGTCCCTTTCTTCGACAAATCAAGATTGAGATTGAAGGATCTGGGAGCAGCCCTGCTTGAAAGCGCCTGTTCAATTCTAGGAAGAAGGATCTTGTCGAGCGCCTCAAAATTCTCTGCGCTACGCATCATCTTCTTGTAATGCGCTCGCTCGGCCTTGACCAGCACCCTGTGCTCCTTAGCCCTCAAGAGGGATTCCGCTAGATTATCCTCGTGACCTGTCTCTATTTCCTCGTCTGTAAAAGGAGCTGAATCGTGCGTCTTACCTAGCGACTTTAAGATATAGATCAGCGCAGGCCTTGACAGTCCATACTTACGGCATATCTCGTTTAGAGACAGACCTCCGGTGTGATTGGAATAATCCCAAACCAACGCCTCGATCTTCTCCTTTGAGACAGACACAGTACCCTTCTGTCCGGGAAGACTGTGAAAGAGATATACGCCTCTCTCCTCGTCTGTAAGATACGGTCTCGATTCTTCTACAAAAAAATCGTCCCATGTTTTTTCTGAGGCCTCCTCTGAGGTCTTTTCTGAGGTCTCGTCCTTGTATAAATACAGATAGTCTTTACCAGACTTACGGCGCTTTATCTTCCCTTCTCTGCCCATACGAGAGATCGTAGATCGACTCACCCCTAAAAGGTCTTGAAGCTCTTTATTCCGAAACCACTTTTTCTCAGATCTGCCCATAGCGAATCTCCACACGTTAAAGTAAGATCGCTTAGATGAAAGATATAAGAGGACAATAATCCTAATGAAGTCATACTACCGCAAAAACTCAGGCTTTGAAGCCATTGACGTGATCTTGTCTTGGCGCATGACGTTCCCTACAGGAAACGCAATCAAATATCTGTGCCGGTCAGGCCTGAAACATGAGGAGACGAAGCAACAAGACCTACAAAAGGCGCTCGATTATCTGATCTATGAGCGCGATGATTTGAAGCGACTTAGCTCGGATAATCAAGAGGAAGATATTCGGCCTGAGGAGGTCTCTATCGCTTGGGATTGCGAAAAAGAGCGCGAACGGTTGTTTGTCTCTCTTAAAGAGGCAAGCGATCTGCGCTTGAGGGGCGATTATCTCTCCGCTCAAGAGAAGATAGAAGAGGCCATCTCGTCTCTACAGAGGATCTTAGATCCGTAGGTTCTGAGTTCGATATGCTAACGTGTTAAGACAAAGGAGATATGTCATGCCAAGGGGACGCAACAAAACGCCAGCAGAGAGGGCGCTAGAGGTCATTTGCTCTATGTCAGGGATGACCTTCCAGGAATTTCAAGAGCTTCTAGATAAATCGCAGGGGGACAAGGCCTCACAACGGGTCTTTCCTGAGACCTCCTACGACATGATCAAGAACCGATACTTTAAAAATTCCTCAGTAAATCTAGCCCAATGGAAAGAACTAGCCTCTCATGTTAAGAGTCCGAGAGATAATTTCGGAGATTCTTGATAACAAACCTGCTCTACCGCTGTATTGTAGAGCATATGTGCATCCTTAGCTCAGTTGGATAGAGCAACGGCCTTCTAAGCCGTGGGTCACAGGTTCGAGCCCTGTAGGATGTGTTATCTCTGACGCTTGACATTCTCGTTTGAATGTCTTATAGAGATTTTGTGTTGATCGCCTAGTGTCTGACCCATGACATTCCTTGCCCTCTTGTCCCGTAGGGTAGGCGAAACGGGACGCCTAATCTTCTGTCAGGATCCTCTCCTTGTACTATAAGATAGCTTACAAGGGGCTGCGCTCCTTTCAATCTCAAGGGCGTGTAGCTCAGCTGGTCAGAGCACTCGGCTCATAACCGAGCGGTCGTAGGTTCAAGCCCTACCGCGCCTATACTTTAAGATCCCACCTTCAACCGCCTTCTAAAGGAAAATGCCTTATGAGAAAACCCCTTGAGTATCCTAAATATAAAGGATTCCCACTCCCATCTCCCCCCGTAAACCATGAGACTCGGTGGGTCATCGCTCGGGCTGATGAGTGGGCACGAACCGTCACGAACTTTGGAATAAATACCCCCAATGAGATGGTAGCCGGATACCAAAAAGCTTTCAATGATCTAACTGAAGCTGGTCGTGTTCTGGCTCGCTACCAAGATCAGCTTGAAGCTGAGGGCACCTTAGATTTATAATTTCCTAACCGGTCCCATCGTCTAGTGGTCAGGACTACGGCCTTTCACGCCGTCAACACGGGTTCAAATCCCGTTGGGATCATTCTTTCATTCAACCTCGACAAGGACTGAAAAAATGAACCTTGAAATCGAAAATGGGACGATCATTACGTTTCACACGCAACGGGTCGGGAAAAAAGATTTGGTCAGAGACGGAGGGACCCATCGAGGGAGACACACCGTTAAGGTCACAATGCTGGTCGGGACTGACTACAAGACCGTAGCAGGGATTGACTTCTACAAGATGTATGAGAAAGAGCCAAAGGACTACGCAGAGGCAATCAAAGAGAGAACAGGTCTTGAGTTCTCAGACTTAGACCTCCGTTGCGCGTGGTACAGCCGAAGCCTCTATGACGGGCTATACGAAAGCTCAAGGGGCGAGAATAATCTCGGAAAGCATCTTAATGCGTATGAGCCTCACCCCTGTGGAATCCGTGGTGTCATGGTCCATAAAGAGAATGGGGGTGTCTACCTCTCTGGAGTCCTCGTCAGCGAGGAGATCATCGAGCGCGACCCTAACGGGGATGTCAATAAGCGAGAGGACACGCTAGAGCGTAAGCTCATAAAAGCTGTTCAGAAAGAGCTTGGTCTGATCTCGGGCAAATGGAGGAGCTATAAGCTCCCTGCCGGCGTGACCATTAACGGACTCGATAAGGAGGCTTAAAACATGGGCTTAGATCAGAGAGCCTTCTCCCGAAAAGAGGGACGAGAAGATAATCACATCATGTCATGGAGAAAACACGCCAACCTTGAGGGCTGGATGCACGAACTCTATGCAGAGAAAGGCGGGGAGGAGGTCTTTAATTGCATTGAGCTTCCCTTAACAAAGGAAGATCTACTCAGATTGAAAGAGGAATACACCAACCTTGAAGAGGCGAGCGGATTCTTTTGGGGCACATCCACTATGGAAGACACCATAAACACAGGTCTATTTGTCGTGATGGCGTTGCAGGCCTTAGAAGAAGGGTGTGAGGTGATTTACACATCTTGGTGGTAGTAGATTATTTATCCCTCTCTCTCATTTGAAAGAGAGGGATATATGAAGATATTACATGATCTAATGCGTAGGGTTGCTCGACTTGAGCGCATATCGAAAGAGGATTGTATTGAAGCGCATGATGTGTTCTTCGATAATCCTCTCAAGAAATCGGTCAAGGAATTTGCCGAGTCGGGAGCAATCTCTAATAGTCCTGAGATCGCCGGCGCGAGCATTAAAGAATCCGACAGCCCTGACCGAAGCTTGAGCAAGGCTAAATCTGAGGCGATCATCGCGCCCCCTACTCCGCAAGAGATCGAAAAGAATCCCGGAGGCACAGAATTCTCCACCCTCAATCAATTAGTCATAAATACTGAGGAGAAGGTGAGAGGCGTGCCCAAAGGATTTGAGGAAGCTCCGAAAGTAGATCCTGACGAGCCTCTTCCTTCCTCCGAGAAGGGTCTTAGACAGATCAAAAAAGAAACCCTTAAAAAAGTTATGAGGAGAAAAGGCTATGTCGGTCGACCTTAATGTCAATGCTCAAAATCTAGAGGTTCTAACTCCCGGAGACCGATTTGCGGTCTGTATCGGACCTAAGCTCCGCGCCTCCAAATGGAAAGGAGGTACTTGGGTTATGTATGTCGAGAATCAATCCTCCTCAGATAGCTTCACCGTAGAGAGATCTGACGGTGTTTATACTAGCGGATTTCTGATTTACGGAAGCGAGGATTACGATAACGC